TGTGACTTCTCAAGGTGCTTCTAGCATTGCTTTGACCATCGGCTCTGGCCTGACAGTTAAAGCCGGTGACGTGTTCACTGTTGCTGATTGCTTTGCTGTAAACCCACAGACCCGTGAATCCACTGGTTCGTTGTTCCAGTTCGTTGCTTTGGCTGACGCCACTGCCAGCGGCACTGCAATTGTCGTGTCTGTTGCTCCTATCTACACCGCCGCCAATGCTTTGGCTACCGTTGACAGCTTCCCTGTCGCTGGTAAGGCTGTCGTGTTCGTAGGCGCTGCTTCTAGCCAGTACGCACAGAACTTGGTCTATCACAAGGACGCCATCACCTTTGCAACTGCTGACTTGCTGTTGCCACAAGGTGTTGACATGGCTGCTCGCGCAGTCCACAACGGTATCTCTTTGCGTGTCGTGCGTCAGTACGACATCAACAATGACCGTATGCCTTGCCGTATTGACGTTTTGTACGGCTTCAACACGATCCGCCCACAAATGGGCTGCCGTATCTGGGGCTAATTGATTGGGGCTTCGGCCCCTATCTCTGTTATTAACATTGAAAGGAAATTATCATGGCATTACCTAATGGCGCAGGCGGTTATCAAATTGGTGACGGCAACCTGACAGAAGCACAACTGACGGTTCAAACTATCCCCACAACCTTGACTGGCGACACCACGTTGACCGCTGATCAAGTGGTTGTTGGTTTGGTTGTTTGCAACAAAGGCAGCGATGCTACATTGACCGTGACTCTGCCCACAGCAGCGTTGCTCGATGCAGCCGTTCCTAGCGCAAAAGTTGGTTCAGCTTTTGAATTGACAATCTGCAACAACAACAACACTGGCTCATCGTCTACTGTTCCTGTCACCACAGGCACTGGTATCACGATCTTCGGTTCTGTTACCGTTCCACGTCACGGCGCGCATACATACCGTTTTGTGCGTACCGGCGACGCTGCCTACTCGGCCTTCTTGAAGTAAACAATGGGGGCTTCGGCCCTCATTTTTAAAGGAACAATCATGGCAAACACAAAACCTGTCGGCGTTGCTTTTAGCGATCCTGAACTGACTGAGGGCACTACAATTACCGGTGCAGTTATTGATTCAACATCAAAAGTTGCATCTAATATTGCAAATGGTTTTTCTACGTCTATTCAAGGCGCAACCATTGCAACCACTGGAAACAGCGATGCTTACGTTATTGCTCAAACTGCTGGAACAATTACATCCGCGATTTTTTCGGGTGTAGATGCTCTTGCAGCAAACGACACTAACTTCATCACGTTTTCAATTACCAATCTTGGTCAAGCTGGCGCTGGCTCCGCTGCTTTATTGGCTGCTACAGATGCAAACACTACCAAAGCAACGGGTGGAACTGCATTGGCTGCTAATACGGCAAGGTCTTTGACCCTTAACGGCACAGCGGCTAACTTAGTTGTGGCTTCTGGAGATCGTTTGCGTATTCGGGCGGCTGCTACTGGAACACTTGCCAACACGGTGACATTTCCAACTTATCGTTTAAATTTTACGGTTGTTTAAACCAAATGGGGGCTAATCACCCCCATTCTTAAATTATGATCATTTATCTTGAACATCCCGAACATGGCGCCAAAGTGGCGACTATGGATTTAGAAGCTGAGATGGATGAAAGAAATGGCTGGACTCGCTATAATCCAGACACGCCTTCTGAAATTGAAGCGGCTCCTGTGAACGTGCTGGAAGTTAAACGCCGTAGAAAAACCACTGCAGAGGTTTAAAAATGACAACGTACACCGCTGGCCAACAAATCGAACGGGCGCTTAGACTTCTCGGTGTGCTTGCTGAAGGTGAGACGCCCTCTGCGGCTACGTCACAAGACGCCTTGATGGCGTTCAATCAAATGATTGATTCGTGGAACACAGAGCGCTTAGCCGTGTTTTGCACACAAGATCAAGTCTTTACATGGCCAGCAGGCTTAATTAGCCGCACCCTTGGCCCAACTGGTGACTTTGTTGGCCTTCGCCCTATTTTGCTTGATGATGCTACGTACTTTAAAGCAAACAACGGCGTGTCTTACGGCATCAAAATGATTAACCAACAGCAGTACAACGGTATTGCTGTTAAGACCGTAACGTCCACTTACCCACAAGTTATGTGGGTAAACATGACGTTTCCCGATATTGAGATATATCTCTATCCAAGGCCAACGCAAGACTTGGAATTTCACTTTGTATCGGTTGAAGAACTAAACCGCCCCGCCACGCTATCCACGGTGCTGTACTACCCACCAGGCTATCTGCGTGCGTTTACATACAACTTGGCCATGGAGTTTGCACCTGAGTTTGGCGTTGAGCCAAGCCCACAAGTGCAGCGCATTGCGATGACTTCTAAGCGTGACTTGAAGCGCATCAACAACCCTGATGATGTGATGGCACTGCCTTACGCATTGGTGGCCAACCGCCAGCGTTTCAACATCTATGCCGGTAACTACTAATGAAGACGCCGATTCTTGGCTCTACTTATGTAGCGCGTTCTGTCAATGCGGCAGACGCTCGAATGGTCAATCTGTTTCCAGAGATCGTCCCAGAGGCCGGTAAAGAGCCTGCATTCCTGAACCGCGCACCTGGCTTAAAGTTACTCAACACCATTGGCAACGGCCCTGTCCGTGGCCTTTGGGCGTTCTCGTCCAGCGACAGCACGGCCTTTGTTGTTTCTGGCACACAGCTCTACAAGATCAACACCTCGTATGTGGCCACGCTAATTGGCACGGTGGCCGGTACTGGGCCAGTCAGCATGGCTGACAACGGCACGCAGTTGTTCATTGCGGCCAATGGCCCCAGCTACATTTACAACAATACCACAAACGCATTTGGCCAGATTAATGATCCTGATTTCCCAGGTGCTGTGACTGTCTGCTATTTGGACGGTTACTTTGTGTTCAACCAACCCAACAGCCAGTTGCTGTGGGTGACTCAGTTGCTAGACGGCACATCCATTGACCCACTCGACTTTGCCAGCACCGAAGGCTCACCTGACGGCCTAATCGCTGTGGCGTCCAACTTCCGCGAAGTGTGGGCGTTTGGCACTAACTCAATTGAGGTCTGGTACGACTCTGGCGCAACAGATTACCCCTTGCAACGCATCCAAGGCGCGTTTAACGAGTTGGGCTGTGCTGCTCCTTACTCTGTGGCCAAGATGGACAATGGCCTGTTTTGGCTTGGCCGCGATCGCCGTGGCCAAGGTATTGTCTACCGCGCCAACGGCTACACTGGCATTCGCATCTCAACCCATGCGGTTGAGTGGCAGATTCAGCAGTACGCTGACATGTCGGACGCCATTGCTTACACTTACCAGCAAGACGGCCACAGTTTTTATGTACTGGTTTTCCCTAGTGCTAACACCACTTGGGTCTACGATGCCGCAACTCAGGCGTGGCATGAGCGTGCAGGGTTTTTTGAAGGCAACTTTACACGCCACCGCAGTAACTGCCAGATGGCGTTTAACAACAAGATTGTTGTTGGCGACTTTGAAAATGGCAACATCTATGCGTTTGACTTGGACGACTTTAGCGACAATGGCAGCATCCAGAAATGGCTGCGCTCATGGCGTGCATTGCCGACTGGCCAGAACAATCTGCGCCGCACAACCCAGCACATGATGCAACTTGATTGCGAGTCTGGTGTGGGTTTAAATGGGTTGGTTATTAATGAAACAATCTATTTGCAAACTGAAGATGATAATTATTTAATTACCGAAAGCGGTGACTATTTAATTGCAGAACAAGAAGCAATTGCCACTCAAGGCGCTGACCCTCAAGTCATGCTGCGCTGGTCAGACGATGGCGGTCACACATGGTCAAACGAACATTGGGCGTCTATGGGCAAAATTGGCCAGTATTACAAACGTGTAATCTGGCGCCGTTTAGGCATGACAACTAAGTTGCGTGACCGAGTTTATGAAGCGTCTGGCACTGATCCTGTGAAGATTGCAATCATGGGCGCAGAACTAATTCTGAGTCCAACGAATGCCTAGCCCTAACGCTACGCCAACGCCGATCACGCCGCCACGGGTGCCGCTGATCGACCCGCGCACGGGTCTGATTGACCGTGCGTGGTATTTGTTCTTTCTGTCGTTGAATGATATTGCGACTGGCGTTATTGACGATTCTGGTCTGACGTTTAGTTCTGAGTCCTTGCTCGCGTCTTACGATGCGGCTTTGCTCTCGGTCACTCAGGAGTTGCAGACCCTACCGCCAGTAGTCACCTTACCAGTTCCTGACGTATTAACTGACTGCTGCTCTGCCTTAGAGTCCCAAGTGGCCGAGATGCAAAAGCAGATCGAGGCGTTGCAAGTGCAACCCATTGTTGACACCGCAGCTATCACTGCCGCCATTAGCGCCGCATCATCAGCGCCTGTTACCAAGACCGCTGACTTTACAGTAGCTGACAACGAGACTTGGCTAATCAACAACAAGTCAGGATCGACTTGTACGGTAACTTTGCCTACGGCAAGCGCATGGACTGGTAGGTATCTGACTTTTAAGAATTTGCAGGCTCAGACCTTGGTGTCTGCATCTAGCAATGTTGTGTTGATTGACGGCACAGTCGCTGGCACAGCAATCCTCTTGGCAGTTGTAGGAAATTGGGCGACAATGGTGTCTGACGGCACAAATTGGGTCATCATGCAACAAGCCGCTAACAATTGCCTCTTATTGGAGTAAACCATGACAGTCACCGTCAAAGTCCTCGTACCGGCTAAATTTGCCGAAAATGCTCAAACAACCCAGTACACAGCGACTGGCGTTACGGCCATTATCGACAAGTTCACAGCGACTAACATCAGCGGCTCTGCCGCCACGATCAGCGTGAACTTGGTTACTGTTGCTGGTTCTGCGGGTAATACCAACTTGATTACCAAGACCAAGACCTTGCAAGCATCTGAGGTTTACACCTTCCCTGAACTGGTTGGCCAAGTACTTGGCGTTGGCGACTTTATCAGTACAATTGCAGGCACAGCCAGCGCTATTAACATTCGCGTTTCTGGGCGTGAGGTGACCTAATGCGTGTAACCTACGGCAAGGGTTTTGCACCAGCTTTGTCCATGACGGGCAAGGTTTTGGCGTTGCAGAATGAACTCTTAAAAATGCCGCAGGCCAACATTGTTACTGAGCATATTTTTAAGCCGGGTGTTTACGAGCGCAAGATTACGATTCCCGCTTGGACTGTTTTGACTGGCGCAGAACATAAGACGCCCTACCACGTCCGAGTTGAAAAGGGCACAATTGCGGTCAATACGGATGACGGTGTTAAAGTATTTACTGGCCCATGCGACTTTCCGGCAAAGGCTGGAATGCAACGCGCAGGCCGTGTGTTTGAAGAAGAAGTGGTTTGGGTGGATGTCTATGACAACCCAGACGACTGCAATGATTTGGCGGTGCTAGAAGACCGTTTGTATGTCGTGCCTGCTTGTGGCCTTGCCGACAGCCGGACTGACGTACAAAGGGCACAGATTGATTACGGCGCCTTTCTTTATCAGATCGGTATGACTCAGAATGAAATGGACACGATTGTCCATAACGAGTCTGATTTGATGGAGATGCCTGAAGGCGTGGCTGTGGAATTGCGCGATTCGCCGATTCACGGTAAGGGGTTGTTTGCAACCCGTGATTTTGAGGCTGGGGAAGTTGTTTGCCCAGGCCGAGTGGATGGTAAAAGAACGCCTGGTGGACGATTTATCAACCACTCGTTTAATTGCAATATCAGACCCGAAAAAGTAGGGGATGACATTTATGCAATTGCTGCGCGTAAAATATGCGCTGGCGATGAATTACTGGTAGATTACAGAGCATCAATGCGAGTCAATTTTGGACTCACGTTACAAGGAGAATTGCCATGTCTGGATGGGTAGCAGGAGCCACGGTTGTTAGTAGTTTAGTAGGCGCGCGCACAGCAAAAAAAGCTGGTGAAACGCAAGCAGCTGCGGCTGACCGCGCTGCTGAACTTCAGCGTGAGATGTTTGAACAAACTCGCGCAGATCAAGCGCCTTACCGTGAGGCTGGCTATAACGCACTAGCTACTTTACAGCGCACGGCTGGCAATGTACCTGCCGCTTTTAAGTTTGGCGCAGGCGATTATCAAGCTGACCCAGGCTACGCTTTCCGTTTGGCAGAAGGCCAGAAGGCACTTGATCGCCAAGCGGCGGCTCGTGGCGGGTTGATCTCTGGTGGTGCTTTAAGAGCTGCACAGCGCTTTGGTCAAGAGATGGGATCGCAAGAGTTTGGCAACGCATACAACCGCGCTTTAACTGGCTACAACACTGATGTAGCGCGTGAGAACCAACTGTACAACCGTCAAGCCGCATTAGCTGGCATCGGCCAAACTGCTACTAATTTAGTGGGCCAAGCTGGTCAGAATTACGCAACTGGCGCAGGCAACTTAATGACTGGTGGCGCAGCGGCTCAAGCGGCTGGCCAAGTGGGTATGGCTAATGCTTTGACTGGTGGCATGGGCACATATTTAAATTACACCCAAAATAATGCGTTGCTTGAAGCATTAAAAAATCGTCGTTCTACTTATAGTGGGCCATCAAATGCCGCTCTTGAACGACAAATTTACGGAGAAGATTAATTATGGCGCTTAATCCAAACATTGCTCTAGGCGTTAGGCCACTTGAGGTTCCTAATCAGTTGGCGCAGTACGGTCAAATGCAACAAATCATGGCCGCACAAGACGCGCAACAATTTAACGCGCTTAAGATGCAAGAGGCACAAGCGGCGATGGAAGAACGCAACGCGTTGCGCCGTTTAAATCCTTCCGCACCTGATTATGAGGCGCAACTTTTTAAAGTTAATCCTCAATTAGGCATCAGCTATCGCAAAGAGCAAGCCACTACTGCCGCGCAAAAAGCTGCTGAAACTAAGTCTTTAGCCGAAGCGGCGGCAGCTAAACAAAAAATGATGAGCCAAGCATACCGAGATATTAGCGGTCGCCCTTCAGATGCTAATATCACCGCGCATTTGGAAGATATTTCAGAGTCAACGCTGTACAGCGATGCTGAAAAAGCGTCCATTACAAAACGAGGGCTTGACCTTTTAGCAATGCCGTTTGCAGAACGCCAGATGTTTTTAGCACAACAAGGCGCTAGTGCAAGCGAATTGAAACCCTCAACGCAAACAATTAACCGCGCTGGTGCTACGGACATTGTGCGAGTGCCTGCCTTTAGCGGCGCGCCCGCCACAGTTGGCACTTACGCAGATGTACCTTTGCCTGCCAACGTGCAAGCGCAAAAGATACAGATCGCCCGCGAAAGCCGCCCACCGCGCGCTGAACCAGCACCTCGCACGCAACAAGTAACGATGAGCGACGGCACGTTGGGTATTATGAACATGGATACCGGCGTGGTTACGCCTAGTACTATGGCTGGCGCTCCCGTTAAAGGTAAGCCATCGGCGTTTGCCGAAAAGACTGCGGCACAAAAAGCGCAAATGGGTAAAGACCTTAACTTTGCGATTACACAGCTAAGTGACATCACAAAAGATGGTGGTTTGATTGATCAATCTACTGGTAGCGGTATAGGCCGAGGCGTTGACATCGGCGCAGGACTTTTTGGCCAAGCAACAAAAGGTGCAATTGCCATTGGAAAGATTGCACCAGTTGCAGATTTAGTGCTAAAAATGGTTCCTCGATTTGAAGGCCCGCAATCAAATAAAGACACTCAATCTTACAAAGAAGCCGCTGGTCAATTAGCAGATCCTACGTTGCCAACAGCAATCAGAAAAGAAGCAGGTAAAACTGTTCTTCGTTTGATGAAAGAACGTCAAGGTCAATTTGTAACATCTGACATGGCTGCTGAAGGCGTGGGCGGTGGCGGTGGTGGCGTTGTTGAATTTGGGAGTCTAAAATAATGGACGTTCGGCTACCCGATGGCACAATCATTAAGGGTGTGCCTGATAATATGTCTAAAGCCGACCTTACGGCTAAATTAAAAGCTAACGGATATGACGTTTCTAAATTAGAAGCGCCTACTGTTGCGCCAAGCGAAATTCCAGCGCCGCGCAAAGAACGCGGCTTTTTTGGCACTATTGGCGCGCCAATTCAGGCCGCGTCTGAAGGTATTATCAGCGGCGGCGGCAATGTCATGTTCGGCGCCCAAAGATTACTTGGCATGGGTTTGGAAAAAGTTGGTGGTGCTGATGCTAGTTCCCTAGGTCGAGCAGGTCAATTTTTGCAAGAAGATGCCGCCCGCCGTCTAGCAGAATCACAAGGGCGTGTAGCGCCTTTCAAACAAGAGTTTCCAGTTTCTACTGGCGCGGGTGAGTTGGGCGCTGAGGTTGTTGGCACGCTTCCTGTTGGCGCCGTAATTGCCGCGCCTTTAAGAGCAATTCCAGCAGCCGCACCGTTAGCTCAAGCCATTCGCACTGGCGGGTTTTCCAAAGGCAACATAGCCACACGCGCAGCAGGTGGTGCAACTTTAGGCGGCGCGTCTGCCGCAGTAATTAACCCTGAAGATGCGGCGCTTGGCGCAACTATTGGTGGTGCAGTACCGTTTGCTGGCCCAGCACTCGGTTACGTTGGCGGCAAAGTTGCAAACATGCGAACCATGCCGCAAAATCGTGCGGCTAGTTTGGCTCAACAAGCTGCTGGCGCTGATCTTAAAGAAGTAGTCAACGCATTGCGTAACGCGCCGCCCGGCGTTGGCGTTGCTCAAACGCTCGCACGGTTTGAGAACCCAGCACTTCAAGCCCTTGTAAGAGACTCTTTGGAGTCCACGCCTGAAGGCGCTCAATATTTAAGCAAGCTAGGAACTATGACGGAGAAGCAAGCTGTCAATGAGCTTGCAAAAATTGCAGGCGGTGTGTCTGCTGCTGAAACGCGGGCGACTGCTGAGTTGGCCAAAAACAACCTCAACGTCATTACTACACCAATGCGTGAGGCGTCCCTTGGCCGCGTCAACCTTGGTAAGTTTGTCGCAGACGAAGCGGCGTCCAGAGAAGCAAATGACTTGGCTGTTTTAATGGGTTCTGGTTCTGAAATTGACCCTGCCCGTTTTGTATTGCAAGCAACTGGCGCTGAAAAAGCGCTTCGGTCTGTTGGCATCAAACCGTTGGAAGGCGCTCCGCTTGCCAATCAAATTGCCGCTATATCAAAAAATCCATCTTTTGCTGGAAATGATTTGGTGGAAGGCTCGGTTCAGCGTGTAGCAGAAGACATTGCTAGATGGACTTCTAGCAACGGCGTTATTGACGCCAATGCTTTAGAAGCCATTCGTAAAAATGCAGTCAACGCTGCAATTGCTAAATTGCGACCAGGCACTGATGCTACCGCCCAACGCAACTTGGCAGCGGGAGTTATGTCAAATATTAAACCGCTGATTGACAAAGCAATTGAAGATGCAGGCGGCGCTGGCTGGCGCGAGTATCTGACGACGCACGCCAAAGGAATGCAAAAAATTGCGGAAAAGAAATTAACAGGCGAAGCCCTTGCTTTGTTTAAAAACAACAAAAATGAGTTTGTACGTTTGGTGCAAAACGAATCGCCTGAAACTGTAGAAAAGTTCCTTGGCCCTGGCAATTACAACATTGCATTAGAACTTGCAGATAGCACAATGGATGTGTTGCGAAAACAAGCAACTGGTCATTTAGACCGCGTTGCGGCCAGCAAGCAAGCTACTGAAGGTCAAAAAGCATTAGCTACTTTGGTGTCTCAAAATACATCAATGCTTCGTTTTCCAAACCTTATAAACGCATGGGCTGCGGCAGGTAACAAGACAATCAGTGAGTTGGAAAAACGTATAGGAGTTAAGACAACAAAAACATTGTCGGACGCTATGCAAGACCCCCAAACTGCTGCAAACTTGTTGGAATCAATACCCGCATCTGAACGAAATAAAATTATTCAGTTGCTTAACAACCCTTCCGTGTTGGGGCTTAAGGGCGCCGCCGTTACCCGTGCGGCTGCAATACCCGCCGCGCCCATAAATGCGCTTGCACCCCAATCTGAAAACCAAAACGCATTGGCTCGATAATGGACACCCAAGTTTTATTCAACATCGCGGTTAGTCTGGCGGGGTTCTTAGGTGGTTGGGTGCTGAACAACATCTACCGTTCCTTGGAGCGCCTCGACACGGACGTGCGGGCCATGCCTTTGAACTACGTCACACGCGATGACTACCGCGCCGACATGCGCGATGTAAAAGACATGCTCGGTAAGATATTTGACAAACTGGATTCTAAAGTTGACAAATGATCATCGACCCCATCACCGCGCTCGAAGGACTACAAAGCGCGATTAGTGTAGTCAAAAAAGCAAGCAAAGTCGCAAGTGATCTGGCGGGGTTAGCTCCATCCATCGCCAAGATGTTTGATGCCAAAAGCACCGCTACCAAGGCGATGCTTCAAGCCAAGCGCACAGGCGGTAAGTCCAACCTTGGCGCGGCGTTACAGATTGAGATGGCGCTCGATGAGGCCAAGCGGTTTGAGGAGCAGCTAAAGATGCTGTTCATGCAGGCGGGCCGCATAGACGTGTGGAACGCCACCAAGGCTCGGCAAGCTGAGATGGACAGAGACGACGCCAAGGAAATGGCGGCGTTGAAAGCGGCAGAAAAGAAACAAAAAGAAGACGAACAAGAGCAAATGGCGTGGGCAGTTGGTACTGTCGTGATCGTGATGCTCTTAGGCGCAATTGGCTGGGGCATTGCTGAGATACAGGATTTCTGTGCCAAGACAAGGTGTGGTCGGTGAATGAGTACCAGAAACAGTTTGACCTATTCCTTAAAGTCTTTGTCAGACTGTGCGTTGCGTGGTGGGTGCTTGGCCTGCTCCAGTATCTGCCTGACGAGCTTGCAGGAAAAATTGTAAATAAACTTCTTGGAATGATTGGACTTTAAATGCTAACCTTACTCTCTACCCTTGTCAGCTTCCTAATGGGCGGTTTGCCAAAACTCTTGGATTTCTTTCAAGATCGTTCGGATAAAAAGCACGAGTTGGCGCTGGCGCAAATGCAAATCACCCGCGAACTAGAACTGCGTAAAGCAGGCTTTGAGGCGCAAGAGCGCATTGAACACATCAAGTCAGAGCAGTTGGAAACAGAAAGCGCGGCCAGCACCAAGCAGGCTTTGATCGGCGCGCAGCAGGCTGAGATGCAAGCCGTCTACGCTCACGACACCGCGCTTAACGAAGGCACTAGCGAGTGGATGAAGAATCTGCGCGCCTCTGTTCGCCCAGTCATTACTTACGGTTTCTTCTTTTTGCTAGTCTTCGTTGACGTGGGCCTGTTCGCCTACGGCTGGAACAGCGGCGTGTCGTTCACTGAGTTGGCCGAGATGCTGTGGGACTCTGACACCCAAGCCCTGTTTGCCTCAATTATTGCTTTCCACTTTGGTGGTCGGGCTTTCGGCAAATGAAAATATCAGCCAAGTGCCTGCACATGATTCGCCATCACGAGGGCGTGAGGCAGAATCCCTACAAATGCCCTGCAAAGCTGTGGACTGTGGGCGTGGGGCACGTCATGTTCCCAGAGCAGGGCAAACTCAAGATAGATCAGCGCGACGCCTTTGTGCCCCCGCCAGAGGCCATGCGTAAACATTCAATGGAGGAAGTCGATGCAATACTTAGGGCAGACCTTGCTCGCTTTGAGAAAGGCGTGGCTACTTATTGTCCTGTGCCTCTTACTCAAGGACAGTTTGACGCACTGGTTTCATTTTCTTTCAATGTAGGGCTTGGCACACTCCAGAGGTCAACCCTGCGCCAAAAGGTACTTAGGGGTGACATGGAGGGCGCTGCCGAGGAACTTCTAAAGTACTGCATGGCTGGTGGCAAGGTCTTAAGGGGCCTCCAGACGCGCCGGATTGACGAACGGGCACTATTCCTTAGTTAAGGCGCGGTACGCCTCAATAGCGGTCTTTAAATCGCATTGCAACTGCTGTATGCGGTCGTCCTGTTCGCACAGCTTGGCGTAGGCTTCTTCGGCAAACTTGGCCAAGTTAGCCTGGCTCCATGTAGAAAAGTCTGGTCTGTTGGTCATGCTCTCTCCTTGATGTCGTAAAACCAATCGTCACCGGCTGACCACTTGCGTGTGCCGTCTACTGTCCACAGGCGCTGCGCCGCTTGGAAGTCAGGAAACTTTGTCTCGCTAGGTATCAGGCTTTGGTCGTACCACAGGCATCGGTTGTTTGGCTGGCAGGCAAACTGGCCGTTGTCTAGCGCAATCCAATTAAACGACTTGTGTTCTTCGGCCTGCTCGGTAAAGCCAGTGTCTAAATCCATACCCTCGGCGCAGAAGTCCACCGTGAACAAGTAGCGCCCGAAGTGCCACTCTTTGTCTTTGCCAAGGAACTTGACGCCCAGGTTACGCAAGCCGATCTTCTCAATGATCGTAAAGCGGTAGCCCATACAGTCCCACAGTTGCAAGGTGTCAATCGGCAGATCGCCAGCGTCTTTGTGCCAGACGTAGGCGTGGATCGGCAGCTTGTCGTACAGAGCGCCGTAGTTGGGCAACAGCGACTCGATGCGGAACACTTGGCCACGCAAGGCTTTGAGGCTGACCCAGATGGCAGGCTCCAGTTCGCCATGGCCTTTGTGGTCGTTGTACAAGAACTCGCGCTTAACAAAGCACTTCATGGGCGGCAGTGATGCCACGATATAGCTCATGTGTTTTCCTTAGTCATTGATTTCTTTCTTTGAGGGTGCGTCTAATTCGAGGCGGTAATACTTGGCGGGCATCTTGGCGCTCTTGTCCAAGTGTTTGCGTAGCCAGTCAATGCCGCCAAGTTCTTGGAAGATCATCATGTGACGATCCGTGAGCCTGATCTGGCGGCCTTTAAGGGGTTCGGGTGGTTTTGGGCGTGGCATTTCTTGTATATCTACCAATTGATTGTTTAACCCAGCAGGACTGGCAGTGCCATTTGTGGCCGATGCTGATCCCGCCTTCGGGCGGCTTGTCTGTCTGGCACTTGGCGCAGAGTTTAAATTTGTGCATTATTTTTGAAGTGAGATGGGCATGTAAATACACGCCTTGGACTTGCTGTTCTGCACAACAAGAGGGGCAACTGGCGCGCGCCGCTTGCAGTTCATGCACTTGGCGCATGGCTGGACGGGCGCGCACTTGAGGTAGTTAAAAAACACGGGCTTTCTCTGGGGGCAATGGTGGCAACAGCTCAGACGGTGGCGTCCAGCCGTACTTGCGCCAGATGGCTTGCACGTCAGAACCGGTTGTCCACTTGAAGTCTTTCAAGGGGACAGAAGGGTAACTGATTTTAGAGTGGGGTGGCAGTGTCATGGTTGTGTTGCTCCTTTGAGTAGTTCTAGTCTCTCCCGCGCAACGCGCAGGGTGTTGTAGCGCTGATGAAGGCGCTGAAGCATGGAGACGCGCTTGGCGCCTTCACGTTCTTCGTTTAGCAGTCTGAGGACTTCTTCTTCGCTCAGGCTACTTAATTTGTTATTCAGGCTGCGCCAGGTGTCGTTCAATT